ATAGATTATTTACTAAACTAGTGTGGGAAAAGTGTGGGAAATAAAAATAAGCAAGGATTTTCGAAAACCTCGAAACCCTTGCTATTATTGTGTTTATTATTGTAATATTTCAGAAACAACACCTGAACCTACTGAAATACTTTTATCTTTTTGTATAAATCCATATTCTTTTAAAATCCACATTTTTATATGTTTTTATAGATTTATTAATCTATATTATTCTATATTATTCCAAACTAATGTGGGAAAAATGTGGGAAATTTATTTTATTTTCTTGTATTTCTTATCCACATTATATTATTAATCTGTGGAAAAGTCAATGTCCCCTAAACCTAACCCAGTTTTTCATCCAGATATTTATAAGCTCGTCCAACTTTTGACTCTGCTTTAATATTTCATCGTAAGTACAATCTGAAGTAATCATTCTGTCCAATTTTCTTTTGTTAATCCATATTAGAAAATTTAATAACATACTAACCACCTCTTTATACTATTATACTACATTATTTTTGCAAAGTCTGTCGAAAGCTGTCGTATGGGGCAAAAATCTTTAAATTTTTGACTTACGAAAATCCACATAGAGGCTTTTTTATTTTTGTTTAATATACTTTTATGGCACAAAAAAAGAGGTAGATTTTACTCTACCTCTCTACTTTAAATATTTTACCTTAATATATCCTAATCTTCCTGTTGCTTTTACTTGAATATAATCTATTGATGTTGAAACATGTTTTTTTACTATTACTGTTGTGTTCTTTAAATAGTTATACTTTTTGCCACTTAAATCTTGATTTGAATATATAACTGTATCAGATTTTAACTTATAACTTTTTCCAACTGTTGTTGAATATGTTTTTACTGACTTATTATACTTATTTAATATATCTTTTTTTAGTTGTTCCCACGCATCTTTATGTTCAACATAATAACGAGGGCATGTCTTTTTTGTTACATCATAATGTCTTATAACGTGATTTATATCTATTTTATATTTTTTCATTAAAGAAGCAACTAATTCTACCAGACTATTATATGTTTTTGAATTGAATTTCCCTTTCCAGTCTGGGTGACAATCTTCTATTCCGATAGATTTTCTATTCATACTTCTTGATCCTGCATGAAAAGCTACTTCTTCGTCTGGAATACATTGTATTATTTCTCCTTTGAGTCCTATAATGTAATGGGCAGATGCTGTTGTTGTATGTGTTTTTGATAAATTATTAAAATAATTTCTGTTTGCCAGAGCTGATGTGTTAGGGTTTCCTACCCAATGAATTACTATGTATTGTATCTTATTTTGTTTTTCTCCGCTTCTGCAATACTTACTTTTAGTTAATAGATTCTTCGTTATCTCCATCTTCCTCATCTCCCTTATCATTATCTTCTCCATCTAAATCTAAACAAATATCTTCTTCCTCTTCCATCTCATCTTGCAATAATTGATTTTTTTTATCTTGTGCGTTAACTTGTATTGCTTTATCTCCTAATAAATAAGTTCCTATGACTGCCATAATTAATATAATAGTTTTACTTATTAAATTCCATATATTTGGTAAATTCCATATTGGGATTAATCCAACTATTAAAGCATTAATTATTGCCAATATATTTGTTGTATATTTCGCTATCTTTTTTATTTTTTCCATATTTATCCTCCCCTAATCATGAGATTTCTTCATTAAATATTCTTCTATCTGATTTATTCCTTCAGTAACAGGACCATTACAGCCCTGCTCCTTTAAACCTTTTAAACAAGCTAATATTCCATTTACAAGTATTAGCCTTTCTTCTTTGCTATCTTTAACTTCGCTTTTGAGTACACCTACTTCATTTTTTAATTCTGCTATATCCTTTGTGTTTTGATTTATTTTATCAAGTGTACTCTTTTTTAATACATTGTATATGTACTCAATAAATTTAATTATTCCAAATATAAGAGCTACTCCAGCACCTATTTGACCTAAAGTTATTGCTTCCATCTTAAGCACCTCCTAAATTATTTATAACTGTTTCTAAATCTTTTACATAAGTTAAATCTATTGTAGCAGGTACTACATCTTCACTTGATATATGTGTTACTGGCTTGTATGTTCTTGCTTTTTCTAGTGATTCTAATGCTTCTATTTGTTCTTCTGTACATGGTAAGTCTACAGGTGTTTCTAGTACATATATTAATTCTACATTATTATTAGATAACCATGTTTTAAGTTCACTAACACTTGTAAATCTGTTGTCCTTAATATAAAATCTTGGTGTTGTAGAACCACTAATATTAATAAATGCTGTTGTGTAATTATTTTGTGTATTCATACCTGAAGCACCACTAACATTTGAAACGCCTTTATAACAATTACTGAATGGAATATTATTTGAGGTTGCATAATTTGTAATACTATCAATATAAAATACATTCGCCACCCCAGATGTTAACCAATTTTCTGTTCCATCTAGCAATACTTGTCCTATATAATGTCTTTCATACCAATTACCATCTACTTTAACAAATGTGTCTTTGTATTCTCCTATAGCTCTCATTGGTTGCTGACATGGGATAGATATGTTTTGTTCTTCATGGGCAACGTAGTCTGTGGCTGTTGTGCCTTGCTCTAGTTGCAGTTTTAAAGTATAATTATTAAATACAAAACCACTTCCTATATATAGTCTTATCGCATCTATAGTATCAGACAAATCATTATATGTTATAGGCAATGCTTGTGCAGTTGGATTTTTTATATTCCTTCCATTGCTTCTTAATTGTATATTAAAATTATTATTTGAATATGTTCCGCTATATTTTTTTGAAAATGTATAATTTATTCCACTTTCACAAGCAATTGGAGATTTCAATGGGATTTCTATTCCTCCGCTACTATTTGAAGTTCCATCTATAGTTATTTCCCCATCTTTAACATTATAATGTAATCCTAAGGCTGTAGTTTGTGCCACATCTTGTAACTCTAATAAATTCTTATTCTGTACTTTTTCATTTACACTACCGCTATCTCCTGTGCTGTGTATATCTTGTGGATATGATGGATTTGGACTTGCTATCCCTCCTGTATATGGTTCGTATGATGTTGCGGTTGTACCTTCATTTATAATAAAATCATAGATAGTAAACCTCCCACTATCACTATAATCACCTTTAATTTTAGTGATCGTAGTCGCTCCTGACTGAGTAATATTATTTGCAGTAATTGTTCTTTCATTTGTACCGGTACCACTACCATATTGAATTAAATTCATACTAGTTCCATTATCAAATTCAAAAATCAATCTAAAATTAGTACCTGTTTCATTTTTTATTTTATAACTAAATGATACTGGTAATTGTATTGGTTTTTCTAAAGTAACACCTATGTTATACATAGTACCTATTGGTTCAAAACTATAACCATTTTTATAGTTACTATATGAGTTTGACATCTTAATTAAATCAAATATATTAAATTTGCTCTTCCCTGTTGTACTCTCCTGCTCACTATTTCCGCTTAATCCTATGCTTCTTACTCTGCTGTCTGCACTATCACTTAGGTCTATTGATGTTCCGCTTGATTGCCCTGTTAGTTGGTTGTTTTCTAAATCACTAATATAAGCACTTAATTCTTCTTCATTTGTATTTACTACAGTTTTTATTTCGTTCATATTATCTGCAGTTACTTTATTTTTTTCTGCTACTTCTGGATCATTCTGTAAAGCTTCTTTATTTGTATATGTTATTTGCATTCTATACCTCCTTTATTTCCACCTACCTATAGCCATAAATTCTATTGATCTTGATCCTTGCGTTTGTGAAACAAAAGCAACAGGGTAAAATTTAAAAGAATTTACTGACTTATCATTATCTACAGCATAGCAGACATGAATTGGTGCTAATGCTTGTAATGTTATTCTATAATTTGTATTAATAAACGCTTCTGGCAAATTGATTGTTTGAATATCTCCACGGTATGCTGCACCATAACTTATATCCAAAGAAACTGTTATCGTCTTTCTTCCATAGCATATCATTGTGCCGTCACTATATTTGATATAATCTCCATTTGAATTGTTTCCACTTTCAACGATATTATTTATTTCTAATTGTAAATCATTCTGCATCTTTAATAAATTTTCTGCTGAAACTGGTGTATTCCCTGAATATTGTGGCATAACTATAGGATATCGAACTCCTCTTATTTCTACATAACCTTCTTGTATTAGTTGTCCATCTTCCCATTCTACCATTTTAATTTCCCCTTTCATATTTTATTGTTAAGTTTGTTTTTCCATATTTACTTAAAGATACAGCTTGTAAGTAATATGCCCCTGTATCTGTCCACGTTCCTATAAATTCGCTTTCATCTCCACCTTCTACATAGTCTGGGTTTCTTGTGTAAATCGTTTGAAAAAGTTTGTATTTAAAAACTACATATTTATAACTAGGCTTTAATGGAAATAGTCCAGAAAAAGGGAATATACTTTGCAATGGACAATATGTGTATTGTTTCATTTTTGTTTGCAATCCATCTATGCTAATTGAAGTTCCGTTGTTTACTGCTGTAATATCTGTGCCTAATATATATTCTTCAGCTATTGATTCTTTATAAGAAGAGAATCCTATGCTATATAATTGGCTATAAGTAGGGTCTGGGGTAACATAAGAACCATGACCTCCTACTTCTTCATCTTCATATTCATATAACGGATCTTGATATAATAAAGAAGGACCGCCTTTAACCGTTAGATGAATTGGTCCTTTAATTCTAGAGTCATTGCTCCAAAAATCAACATCGGAACTTATAACATCTCTTCGTGTTAATATAAAATCTTGCCCACCCTGCATGTATAAGTTATATTTAGAAGTATCTACTATAGCACATACTGGTCCTGCAATCTTTGGAATCCCCGGCATCTCATTAAATCCTATTGCTGTTATTTTTCTTCCATTATAATAAGACATTTCTACTGTTTGATGAGAAGCTAAATCTTGAAGCCCCAGTTTTGCATCAAATATATATTTTGCTTCTATTTGCCTTTCTGATATTTTTTGAGTAAAAGAACTTAAAAACATTATCGCATCAAAGCTTTCAAAAGCATTTATTTCACTAGTAGCATCAAAGTCTAATTCTGTGTCAAATTTAAGATATAAAATTTGCATTTTCTTCCCATTTTTTACAGTATTACTATCTTCTATGTTTAATTGACTTCTAATAAATCTTTTCAAATACTCATCTAAAATTAAATTATGAAAATCTATGCTTTTTCCATTAGCTTTTATATTAATGAAATTCTTTATTTTCATTATTTCCTCCTATAAATTAAAGTTAAGTGTATGGTCACCTTTAACCTCATACTCGTGGATTTCATTGATTTGTTCATCAATAAATTCACTTAATATTACTGTGCTTATTGTTTCCGCATTTTCTTCTTGCTCTTGTTTTCTGAATAAATCGATGTATGTAGTAAACATATCCGCATTTTTCAATGTATAAGTCCATTTTTGTTCTAATTCACTCTTAAACGAATATGAAATATCACTTATTGCAAAATTTCCTTGTATTAAAAAAGCAGGTCTATCTATTTGGACTATATCTCCAATTTTTAAACCTGTTTCTATATCTATTTCCATTGTTACTTCATTTACTATATTTGAGTTCTGTATTATTAAACTTCTTGCATAATCAGTTAAATCATTTAAGAAAAACCATTTGCTTTGAAGGTCTATTGATGCTTCTACTTGTCCACTATCTGATATTATTCCTTTACATTTTTCTATTTCTGTCGAGTGCATAAATCTCATTGTCGTATATCTCAATGCTGTATTACTTGACATTGAATAAATCTTTGCATTTCCACCATTCCATTTAAATCCTGTTATCAAATTACTAAAGAAACTATCTCTTTGTAATACTACTGTTCCTTCATCTCCACCATCGGTGTTAAATGTTATAGAACCACTTAAAACAGCAAATTTATTATAGTTACTTGCAGTTGTGTCTTGTCTTTGTATTCCTATTGAGAAATATTGGACATCTTCATTAATTTCAATTCCTAAATCAAAGGCATAAACTAATGAAGTATCCTCATATTCTGAATCTTCTGCTTGTTCTATATAAGCTCTTAAAAAGTCTTCATCTATTATTACAGGATTTATAAAATCTATAATATCTCCGTTTTTTATTGTTTTATTTATTTCTACAATTGGATAACCCCCAGAATTGTCTTGACTGTTTGTTTGATCGTATATCAATCGTACATTCTTAAAGTTTATTACATTTGCATATTCTGTACTTGATATACTAGGCTGTAATCTTAAAAGTCCTTGTTCTTTTCCTGTGATTACCTTTGCAGGATTTAATCCAAATAAGTAATCTAGAGAATTTACAAATATTTCTTTCTTTTCGTTTATAGTCCAGAATATATTTCTACGTGAGCTTATTGTATTCATACAATCTTCTACTGTCTTTAATACAAAGCTAGTAGTTATTTGTCCTGTTCCTACATTCATTTGTTTTATCGTAAATCCATCATCTATTAAAGGTTGTAGTACTTTTCTTATAGCTTCTTCTACTTGGAATGTACCATAAAGCGTCACATTTCGTCTTGTAGCCATTTTTAATGGAGATAGTAAAGTTAATACTAGTTCTCTGTTTTCTTGCTCTAATTTCATTTCTGATAACCTTACTTCGTCTAAAAATCCTGTAAATAAAACTGTACCATTCAAGATGTCCTCTTCAGTATCAGCTTTCATTATTTTTATTTCTTGATACTTATAAGGTATATCTGCTATAGTACAGTCTGTAAAATCTATTGTTATATCGTTAAAGGTTACTTCATTACTTGAAAATTTATATCCATATTGATCTAGCATTTTATATGGTTTATTATTATATACTACTCTTGTTTCCATTAATATGCACCTGCCGTTCTGAATGTTCTTGCAACTGTTGGAGCTGTCATTCTTCCGACTTTCTCACTATCCATGTTTATATCTCCGTTTACATCTATATAAGCTGTTAGAAGTCTATTTACGTTAGCTGTTGTGCTTAAATTAGCACTTAGCTTTTGTGTTTCAAAGTCTACTGCAGAACGCATCTTTTTATATACTGCACCTATACTATCATTAAATCCTTCTCCAATTCCTAAAGCTAAATTATCTCCTATTTCATCTCTAAACAATGTTGATGGAGAATGTATACCAAAGAACGATTTGAATTTGTTTAATACTGCATCTTTAAATCCTTTTATTTTATTAAATAGCCAATCTTTAACATTGCTAATACCATTCCATATTCCTTTAACCATATTAGAACCAACTTCAAGGAATTTGCTTCCTAATCCACTAAAACTTCTAACAATAGCAGAAACTATTTGTGGCACTTTGGAAATTACTTGTGGGATTGCTTGAATTAATCCACTGGCTAACTTTCCTATAAGTTGTACACCTGCCGATAATAATTTTGGTAAGTTTCTCAAAATAGCACTTACTAATTTTCCTATTATTGTAGGTGCTTTTTCTATTAGTCTAGGCAATGCTTCGATTAATCCATCTGCTAGTCCTAATATTAACTCAATTCCTGCATCTACAAGCATATCTATATTATCTAATAGTCCTTCCACTATAGTTATTACGCAATCTACGGCTTGTGGTATTAAAGTTGGAAGCATTTGTGCTATTCCCATAATTAATTGCTGTATTACTTGAAATCCTACTTGTATAATTTGTGGAAGGTTTGCAATTAGCCCCGTTGATAATGTTTGAATAATTTGCATAGTTGTATCTATTAACATAGGCATATTTTGTAAGATTCCATTTGTTAAATTATTAAGCAATTCTCCTCCAGTTTGTAATAGTTGTGGTAAATATTGAACTATGTTGTTTATTATTTCGGGAACTGCTTCTCCTGCTACTCGAACGACATTATCAACAGTTTTCATAACCGCATCTACTACTTGTCCTAAATTTCCTACTCCGCCTAAGAAATTTTGCCATGATGCCTTTAATGTTGATATAGATCCCGCTAAAGTATCATTTTCTTTTGCGTAATTTCCTGCTGCATACGCACTTTTTTCTAAAAACATTTCCATTGCTAATTGTATTTTTTGTGAATTATCCATGTCTTTATAAGCTGTTTTTATCCCTTTACTTAAAGCATAACTCTCTATTGTTGTGGCGTTCATTGCTACTCCTAGATTATCCATCATTGTGAAATTACCTTTTGCTGCTCCTGCAATACTTTCCATTGCTGAATTTATATCTAACCCCATAATAGAAGCAACATCTGCTGCTCTTTGCATAGCCTTTGAAGATAAATCTAATGATTTCTGTTGGCTTATTCCTGAACCTTGCATTAAAGAACCCATTTTGTTTATTGTTGCCATATAATCATTTGCACTTGATCCCATTTCGCTATATGCTTTTGTTGATAATTCTTGTACTGTTTTTGCATATTTTCCAAAAACCGCCTCTGTTCCGCCTATTTGTTGTTCAATTTCTCCTCTAGCCTTTACGCTAGATGTTACTATCCCTGCAAATGCGGAGGTAACTGTTCCAGCCGCTACTGCTATACTGGCGAATCCAACTTTCGCCATTGCACCCAATGAACTTAATCCTTTTTTAAATCCTTTATTATCTAAAGAGGTATCAATTGTTACTGAACCATCTGCCATTTTGTCCTCCTTTCTTGCATAAAAAAAAGAACACTTAAATGTGTTCTCATAATATTTAGTTAATTATGTATTCCAGTGATGTCCACAGTTTTGACATACCGCCATACTTTTATGTTTTTGAACTATTTTTTGCTTTTTGTGTCCAAATAGCCTTAAAAAAATCATAGGTAATGTTAAGCATATCCACAATATAGGATGCAACCACCATCCAATAAATATCCAATATAAAACACTATGGTGTTTATTTTTTAGTTTACTTTCTGTAACCATTTGTACATTTACTTTATCGCTTCCGCATTTAGGGCAAACCATAATATCTCCTCCTTTTAGCAAAGTATATTATATTATTATAAAAAAATCAAGTCTACCAGAAAGCACTTCCAAAATCTGCTTCTTTTTGTTCTTGTGTTCTCATATCTGGTAAAGCATATAATTTTTTTAGTTTTTTATATCTTGCCTTTTCGTCTTTATCTTTTATTTTGCCTAAATCTATTGCTCTATATCCCATTATTTCTACTATTTTGTTATCGTTCTTTAATCCTTCAAACATTGCTTTGAACTTCCACCAATGCAAATATGGAATACTATTTAAGTCTATATTGTATTGGTCTTTATAAGCATCATATATTAATTCATCATCAAATTCATAGCTATAAATTTGCTTTGCATTCTCATTTTGTTTTTTTTGACTAGTCTTTATTTCTTTTCCTGTTCTATAGAACCATAGCATATCTTCTATTCCTGTTTCAATGTCTTTAGGCATTTCATGATAATATAAATTTAATGCTAATAAAATTTTATCTTTATTATTTATTTTATTATCTTGCATTAATAATTCAAACTTTATACTTTCTCTAAAATCAGTGCGTATTTTTAACCCTGATGGCGTATATTGTGGCAGTTTGTCTAATAATAAATTATACATTATCTTCTTTTTCTTCTTTCTTCTCTATTTGGCTTATATCTTTGATAAACTGCTTCTAAATCTCTTGAATATTTTATTTTTTCGTTTAAAATATCTTGGAATACTTCTGTATGATCTTTTAGGCTCATTTTTCCATTAAATAGTTTCTCTGAAACACCTTCTCCAAATACACTATCTAAGAACTCATTTATTATTTGGCATTCTATTCTTATTTCTTGGCTCATACTTAATTCTTCTTCTTGGTGTTTTTCTGTTTCTTCTAATACCTTTTTATAAGCATTTTCTAATTTTTCTACATTATCAGCATCTAAAAAATCAAATTCTACTTCTATATTTTTAATTTTCATATTTCCTCCAACTTAAAAAGGCAAGTTATTACCTTGCCTCTTATTATACACTCTCAGTAAATGTTGCTGTTAATCCATCAGCTGCTACAGTTGCTGTTCCTTGTTTTATTTCTCCATCTGCATGGAAGTTTCCGCTGTATGTATAAGCATCTGTTGAATCTCCGTCAGCATCTGGTATAACACTATAATTTCTTAATCTAGCTTCATTATTTTTTGTGTTTACTGTTAATATTTGAACAACTTGTCCTACTACTTCATTGTCATGGATATTTGCTAAAGTCTCGTGTATAGCATTTCCTTCTATTCTATCAAAGTTATATGCTATTTCTGTAGAATACCCTGTTACTGTACTTCTTTCTGTTTTTTCATCTATGTAACGTCTGTCATAAGTACTTGAATTTAAAGATTTTCCACCTTCTGTAAATCCTTGCATTCTTGTGTAAACTGGCTCTGTTGCTGTTCCTGTGTTCATAAAGTTTACTATGTCTGCTCTATTATAAATTTGCATCTCAATTCCTCCTTATAAAAAAATAGAGCTACCTTTTAAGATAGCTCGTAATATGTGAAATTTATTTGAATTATATAAACTGCTGTTGTTTCTGTTTTCTGCAATATATATGATGGACTTGTACATTCAATCTTGAAAGCTCCGTCTATATCTGGTAGCTCCCTATTGCGATTTTTATTTTCTATCCATTGAATAAAATCCTCTCCGAATTTAGAATTTGCAAGATTAGTTACAACTCTACTAGATAAAGGTGCTGTAACTGTAAAATCAAATGTTATTTGTTTCTTCCCACCAAAACCATCTATAAAACCTTGTGTCATAGGTTGTGTTGGTGTTCTATCTATTGAATAAGAATAAATCTCATCATCTAAATAATCTACATTTATCTTATCTCCATCTAATAATGGGCAAGACTCTATATATTCTTTTATTTTTTCCATTTTTGATTTTTCCATTATGCTCCTCCACTCTTTATAAAGTTTTCTATATCTCTTACAATATCTTTTTTACGGTCATTCATCATTCTTTTATCCCATTCAGCTCCTCGCTTTGGTGCTCCTTGATATTTTAAAGGCATATTTGAAATAGTGCGTTTTACTCCCTTTGGTCTACTAGGACCTACTGCTTTTTTGCCTTTATACATATAATGTGCATAAGGGCTTGTGTATTTGATTTCATGATTACTTGGATAAGTCTTAGTATTCTTTAATGGTCCGCTTGCCATAGGTATATACGGATCACAAAACCTATCTACCTCATCTCTTAAAAAACCTGTTACACTTCCATTAGCATCTAACCCATGGTCTTTTATTATCTTATTTACACTATTCATTTTGACTTTCATTGTAAAGTTCATTACTCACTTACTCCTATTTTATAATGTTGTAAGCCACCTTTACGATTATCATCTACACTTACTACTTTAAACACTTGATATTTCTTTGATAATGCTCGTAAGTCAAATTCATCTGTTATAATTCCTTCAACTACATAATCATTAGTAGAAATACTTAATGCTTCTGTAGTAGGTATAGTTATTGAGCCTGTACTTCCTTTTTCAAGACCGTTTGTCTACAAGGTTAGACTTTTTATTATGCCTAAAGTAAACACTCTTAAAAGGCAACCTCGCAATACTTTCTCCATCAATATGATATACTGTTATTTGGTGTATAAAAAAATTACTCAACTACATCAACCCCTCTATATAATAAAGGTTTATTATCCACTCCTAACACATCCCATAAAAAGTTACTTAATACAGATTGCATTTTATTTGAACAATCAGCCTTTATTTCTTCTGGAGTTGCATAACTTTCACTCCAACCTTCTATATTTTGTGATTTCAAACCGCTTATTTCACTTAATTTTGTTTCTCTTTCATTTATAAGATTAACAATTAAGCAAGTAGTATATTTGACTTGCTCTGGAATGTTGTTAGGATTTATTCTCCCATGAGTTTGTCTGTTTATATAACTACTTGCTTCTATTACTAAATTATTAAAATTGTCAGGTATGCTATCAGCATCTAACAATTCCATATAATCATCGCCTGTTATATATGTAAGCATACCTTAACCCTCCTTAAACTGAAGCAACTGTTTTTACTACTACTGCTTTATTGTTTGTTACAGCATTAGCATAAACCATTCTTCCTTCTAACTTAGAAGCTCCTACGTGTGCTCCATCTCTTATATCTACTACTCTAGGTGCGATTGTGAACTCATCTATAGCTTTGCACCAATCTGGAGCATAAACTATATATTGAGCGTTTACACTTGATAAGTCTTCTGTGATAACGTCGCATCCGTTTACTCTTCCAACTACACCATTTCTTGCTAATTCAGCACCGATTTGAGAAGCTGTGTTAGAAAATTTATCGTCAGTTAATAGTAATACTTCTGCTTCGCTGTCTATAGCTACTTTTATTCTGCTAGCTGGAACACCTAATTTTTTAAGTTGTGCTATATCTTTTAATATATCAGAATAAATTGTAGCAGCTGTTGAATCTGTTCCTTGAGTTTTAGATGCTGTAAAGTTTCCTGAAGTTGTTAATACTGATAAAGCATCAGCTTCTAATGTTTTTGCAATAGAATAAGCTCCTGATTCTAGTCTTTGTGCAACTAGATTATCTGGAACTGCTTGTGCTTCGTAATTGTCTATTAATTCATTAAGGACTTTATTGTTTTCAATTGGAATGTTTAAATATGTTGTTGCAGATGTTGTTAAATTAGCTCCTGCTACTACATCATAGTTTTGAACTGAAACATCTGTATTTCTTACTGGAACTTTAACAGCTCCTGCTTTTGGACTACCTTCGTAGTCTGTTGAAAATGTATTCCTTATATATAAATAAGGTCTCATTAATTCCACTATCATTGGAATGTATCTTTCTTGTCTTTCATGTGTACCATGTAATGGTGTTACTGTGTTTGCCATATTAAATTACCTCCTAAAATTTCATTTCTGGGTGTTTAGCTTTAAGTATTGCTAGCACTCCATCTGTTTCATTTGAGCCCATAGACTTAACTGGTGCACCAGTCGCTTTGTGCTCTGTAAGTTCTTCACCCTTTACGTATTTAGGGTTGTCTTGTAAGAACTTAGCTAAATTCTCTTCAAACTCGCCTTCCATTTTGCTGACTTTAAACAAAATGTAATCAACATCATCTGCGTCTTTTACTCCTGCCTTTAATACTGCGTTTTCTTTTTCTAGCTGTGATATTCGATTATCTTTTTGTTGATATTCAGCTTCCTTTTCAGCTTGTTTTTGTTCTGCTGTTTTTTGTGATTCTTGCCAATCTTTAAATGCCTTTATTTCTTCTTTTGTTGGCATTCCTTTTAATTTCTTGGCAACAATAGCATCAGCCATTTTTTGAGCTTCTGCTTTCACATCAACTTCAGCTCCCTCATTTTGATTTGTAGTTTGAGTATCTACTTTCCCAGTTCCTTCGTTTCCTTCTACTGTTTTTGTTTCTTCAACATTGTTTTCGTTGTTTTCCATAATTCTTACCTCCCGTTTATCGTCCGTCGACATATTCCCAGTTGTTCTTTTAAGCCTGCTCCCGTAAAAAAGGCATAAAAATAAGAGGTTAGCTTTTGCTAATCTCTTGCATATAAAAAAGACACTCTTTTGAGTGCCTTAATTAACTTTTTTGTATTCACAATCTTGTTTCCCCTCTATAATATTTTCGGGGATTATGTCGTAAATTTTACAATTGCCTTGTTCTTTGTTAAAATGTTTGCATCTATAGCAATCTGGAAAATCAATCATTATCTTACCTACTTTCTAAAATATTTATCTATAATTTTTAACACATCCATTGAAGTTTTTGATGGATTACTTGATAAATTAGCCTGTGCAAAACACTCAGCCATAAATTCTTCTTTTAATCCATCTCTTATAGCATATTTTGATACAAATGTATTGTCATATTCACTTTTTAAATTCTTTAATTTTATAGAATCTTCTTTTGAAAAATTCTCCGTATCTAGTACAAATTTTGTATTTAATTCTTTTATTTCATTATCTAAACTACTTATTTTAGTTTTATAATTATTGTACAGTGTCTCTAATTCTTTGTCAAAATTTTTATATATAGATGTGTCCATTCCTATTAAATTCTTTTCTAACATTGCTTCAGTAAAAATACTATGGGCAAATTCGTGAGTGGAAACATAATATTTTAGGTTTTTTTCATCTATAGTTTTAGGAATATGTCCCGTACTAGATGCGTTTTTCATTAATTCTACGAAGCTATCATATTTTTTCATATCATTCTGATTAAAATAAATTTCGCCCGTTAATGTTCTAGAATGTACAATTGTATATCCTCCTGCTGTAGGTCTTGTTATTAAATCATCCGCATCAAATACCCCAATATGATTTAATGTGCTATAATATTTTTTCCCTAACTTGTCATAATTCTCTATTATTGTATCAACTATTTTATCGTCTATTCCCTTAAAATCTACCGAAAACGATAATTCTTTTAATTTTGAATCTAAATCTTTTTTTCGTATTAAATTCAAATTCCATTTATTAGCTCTACTTTCGTTTATGTCTATCATTATATTTTGCATTAATTTTTCTTTTTCCACGTTGTCTTTAGGTATTTTTAAGTAATTAATTATTGTACTTTTATTCTTTTCTGCTTTTCCTATTGCTAACCTAGTACTATCCTTTTTAAGCCCTGTTTGTTTTACAAACTCATTCAATATGCTATTGTTTTGTTTTAATTTTACTTGTGCGTTTCTTAGCTTTATCTTCGTTTCTTCTATTAGTTTACTATCTTTTGTGTCAGATGTCAATATCCCCTGTAGCCCTGCAATATCTTTTTTATCTTGTCGTATTCTGCGTTCCATTCCTCTTTGAATTTGACTTGCTTCATATTCACTTATTTGCTTGCCGTTATATTCTACCTTTGCATTCTTTAATTCGTTTAGTTCTTGACTTGTATAAGTCATTGTAGAGCCTTTATAATAAGGAAACCATGTATGTCTGCAGTTTACTCCTTGAAAACCTGTAACTGTTCCGTAGCCTATGTCATCTAAACTTAAATATCCTGCTTGTCCACTTCTACTTACTATCTTGCCTTGCCATTCTGCGTGTTCTGGTCTTGCCCCTCCATGTGCTGACAATTCCATTAAATCCCAGTTCATTTCTTCGGCTCTCATTAATTGAAGTTGTCCACTTGTTTGATTTACTCCCGTTAAAATGTTCATTCGTGTAGCTACTTCTATACTTCTTCTAGCTCCACTTGGATATTCAACATAAGCACCATTCTTTGAAATATCTTTTACTGTATCTACAATCGATTGTGAGTAACTTTTAACTCCTGTTGATACTTCCATATAGCATTTGTTCATTGCATTTAAAAATTGGATTTGAGAAGTTGATGCTGTTGTTTGTGTTAACCTTGATAGATTGTTGTGTGTTTTCCTTGCTGTAGAAGCTAATAACTGTTGCATTGATATATTTAGTCCTTTTGGATTTAGCCCTGCCAACTTATAAATACTATCATCTCTTTTTAGTGATTTTATTCCTGCATTTTCAAATATCTTCAATATTTCTTCATTAGTCTTTTCGTTGTATTTTGCTACCATGTTTATTATGTCTTCATATAGCATACCCATTTCTTGAAGTATTACTGCATTATTATAAACAACTGTATTAGCATATCCAACATTTGCAATTCTTTCCGCTATTTCTTCTATGATTTCAATTTCTAAATCTCCATATAGATTAATAGCTTCTTTCTCTAATAATCTAAAATCTTTTTGTGTGAGCATTATACATCACTCTCTTCATCAGGAACGCTAAAACCAAATGCTTCTTGATTACTCATCTTCTCTTCTTGGATTTTTGTAAGCTCTTCTTCAGCTTCTTGCTCTGTCATTCCTTTTATATCCATCAAATATGACTTCTTGCTTCTTAATCCTTGTGTTACTTCTTGTAATGCTCTTATTTGTTCTGTGTTTTTATCTTCTATAATTGAATCATCTGGAATTATTGTTATTTTGTTTGTCTTTATTCCTTCCATTTCACAAATTACTTTTACTAAGTCATATATAACGTCATTTACTATAATGTCATAATGTACTTTAGTTCTAAAAGCATCCGCATTTTCACTTATTACTTCTGTAGCTGTTCTTACTCCAGAACCATCAAACTTATAAAAGTTATTGCCTAGTCCTAAGTTAGAGCTTAACCAATTTAAGTCTGCATTGATTGAATCTATATGTTCTTGTGCTCTTAATGAGAAATCTACATCTTTAACAGGTTGTCCTTCCATTCCATTTATTCCTACATAAGCTTCATCGTTACTATCAAAGTATTGCACTAATTTTACATTGCCATTTTCATCTGCTTGCATTGTTCCTTTCATTGCTGTAGGATCAACCAATATTCTTTTCTTGCCCAACTTAAACTCACGATAAAAACTGTCATATTTCATATCTAATGACTTAAATCTATCTATACTGTTTGCTATTATAGATATTCCCATTGGACTATTCATATCTATGTTGTTTGCTATATTAGGCTTAAATATTTGAAATCTAGGAACTGAAGTTTCTATCTCATCTGTTTCTTTTATATCTGGGAACATTGTATTAAAATCTATTTCTTTTCCTAGTTCTGTTTCACTTTCTGACTTATATAATTCGTTAAGTATTCGGTACTTTCCATCTATGTATTCATGATAAGTAATGTGTGTATAGTACCATTTCTTTTTGCGTGATTCTTCTTGGAATCTACTTATTGTTACTATTCCGTTTATGTAAGAGTTTGTATATTTGTAAGGTATTATTACATCTCCTAGAACATAATCTATTATTGTTTCATCTCTGTTGTTTTTATACTCAATCAAAGCACCAGTTCCAATTGCTAAACTCTTTTCCAAAAAAATAGGAAAGTTAACAGTAAATGAATTTTCTTTACTATCTAAAACTTCCCATAATCTTTCAGTTGCTTTTTTATTGCTTAAATCTATTCTTGTTTTTTCTGTCCATAATAACTTCGCTATATCTTCACATACCTTTTTAGGCATATTCATTGTTAATCTTTCTTTTCTTACTGTTTGTCCGTTTACTACTTCGTTATAAAAATGAAAGTCTGCTACATTTCCTTTGTACCAGCTTTTCCATATTGCCATATAATCGTATAAATCTCCAACTTTTAAATTAACACCGTTCTTTCTTAATGCACTTGCTATATTATCATATAACTCCATTTTTCCCTCCTATTGTTTTAATCCTAGCTTTTGTAAGTTGTCTTTTATCCAATATTGAAAATTGTCTTGTGTGTGATCTCCATAACTATAAGCATAATCTTTTGTGTAGGTATTATAGTATTTTTCAGAACTTAAAAAAGCCTTCTCCGTTTTGTCTGGAGTTGGCTTTCCTTTTTCTACACTATCTTTTACCCACATGTAGTTTTCATTTTCTTTTTTAAATATTTGATTATTGTTATTGTTTAATACCCTAAACTTTCTCTTTGCTAAAAAGTCTTGACTATATTCTATTAATTCTTCTTTGTTTGTTCCTTTATCAACAGGGTGTAATCTTCTTCCGAAGTCTTTAAAGTATTGGTTTCTTAAAGCTCCTTCTGCTGAATCTATTGTTTCTTTATCTGTAATAGCTTTCCACTTTTTATTCATAGTTAGTTCAAAGTTAAATATATCTTGACTTAATTCACTTGGTGCTTTTTTTATTGGTTTTTCGTGTGGACTATAGTAATAAGTATCTAGTAAATACCAATATCCATCACTACCATAACCATAACACCCTGTCGTAGTTGCTGATGTTTGATGTCCACTATCTGTTGCAAAGTCTAAATATAATATTTTTACTTTATTCTTTTCTATGTAATCTTCTTCTACGTACTCTATTAGCTCTGGGTTGTATATTAATCCTTCTAATCCTATTACTTCGCCTAAATAAATCCACCTATAACGCTTTTCGTCATTCTCTTTCATTAGTTCGGCTTGTTCTATAAACATTTTACCTAACCACTCTTGCGGAACTGTCCTATAATCACTTTGCGTTATTATGCAGTCAGGTCTTTGTTTCATTTTTTCGACCCATACATTAACCCAATGGAATTTATTCTTTGGCGGATTGAACGAATATAATACTATAAACCAATCATCATTTCCTCTAGTAAAAGTAGCTATAATTTGATCTAATTCATCAGGTCCGTCAAATTCTGTCAACTCTTCAAACCATATTATTTTAATAGGCGTATTTTCGTCTATCATACCCTTTATTTTTTCGTAATCATCGCCACCTGCAAAATATATATTATTTCCATTATTCAAATGTATTTCTGCAGGGCTTTTATATGCTGTATAATCTATTCCTTCTTGTAAATAAAGTCTTTTTAATGCTCTTTTCATTTCTTTATATACACTATTTCTTAATGTATTCTGATAACGCCTTATTATAACTGCTGAACATTTATCTTCTTCTATACAATGGTTAGATATTTTTAAGCTATTTTTACTTGTCTTTGTAGAACCTCTGCCACCTTTGTCTATTTGATGTGTTTTTTTAGAATTAAATGTACCCCAGAAATGTGGAGCAACCATATCTTTTATATTTAATCTAATTACTTCCATCTTCATCATCTCTTGGCAAATCATTAACTATTTCTATTCTTTGTACTGTTTCTTGTGGCTTGCTTATTTCTTTATCTTTTAATCTTAGCTCATAAACCTTTAACTCTTTATCCATTATAATTCCATAAGCTGTAGCAAGGTCTTTTATGTTAGTAAACATATCTATGTTGTCTAGTTTTCCATCCATTGCTTCAAATAACTTATCTAATAATTGTATCTTTCTTTTGCTGCGTTTCTTCATTGCTTCTAATACTTCTTCAGTATTCTCTTTGCTTTTTTGTTCCAACTGTTTCCAACTGTCCTTGTTGTTGTTGACTAGTTTTCTTACATATTCATCAGAAATATTATACTTTCTTCCTACCTCAGAATAGTTTTGGCATTCAACATAATCAGCTATTATTTCTTTTTTTTGTTTATCTGTTAGCTTTGCCATAACTATCCCTCCTTATCTATTTCTACTAGCCTTCTTAATACATCTCTTTTATTATAATACTGCTCCCATTGTCCTTCATACTCTATCATATACATTACTGAATACTTTACTTTGCCACTTAATTTATATACTAACATCTTTATATATTTATCCATACTATTCAGCTTTCTTTTTTCTTCCTCTCTTTTTAGGCTCTACTTCTTTTATTGCTTCCTCTATTGGATTTATATCTTCTTTTACTTCTTCTGCATAAGGTTCTCCATTTGAACGCTTTGCTGACAATATCTCATCTGCTCTGTCATCTTCAAATTCTTTTACTTGCCCTTCTTCATACATTTCTTTTGTGTACTTATCTGGTACATTAACTAAAAACTTTAATTTTTTCATTTTAGTTCCTCCTCTTTATATTTATTCACTATCTCATTTATAAAATCGTTACTACATGCTACTATTTCACATACATCTTCATTGTTAAATTGCTTTTCAGATTGATTATGTCCATATTCATATAACCACACATGAGTTAATTCATGTTTTAATGTCTTTATTATAAAATCTGTATCTAGCTTCTTAAGTAGAATTACTTTCTCTTGATATCTTGTTAATCCTACTGTAGATACATCGTCATCTATACAATCTACTTCTTTAATTTCATATTCTGTGTTGTTGCATTTGAATATCATCTATTACCTCTTTATCCTCGCATATCTCTTTATACATACACTCATCACATTGCTTAACACCATCTTCATAACAACGCTGTCTTGTCGTTTTGTTTTTCCAATATCTTTCTCTTCTTAAGTCTGCTTCTATTCGAGCAGCTATCCAACTACCCCTCATAAGCTTACTCCTTATACTTTACTTCATCATATTTCTGTAAGTATCTATCTATTGTTTCTTGCGGTGTGTTCTTATGAATTATTACTATATGCTTTCCTGTTTCATCATAATAAGAATAGTTAATATAATTATCCATAATTACCTCTTTTCTTCTATATACACAATGTAATGATATAGGGTTATACAGATTGCTATTCTATATCGTTTGAGTTCACGGTCTATATCACAGCTCAACCTTTAGTCTATTAAACCGAACTTCTTGGAAGTCTTGCACTTTTCTTCCCTGTGACGGAATTAGTGCCATCAACCTTATGCTTCCATTGCTAGCTTTTTATATCACTACATTCTATATATAGCTATTAACTAGGATATAGCTATTAAAAGAAGGAAACAAAGCCCCTATATTAATGTTGCCTAGTACTTTAATATCAAAAAAAGCTATGCAGTATGAACATAGCTTTAAAAATTAAATTCTTAAGGGGTCTTTATAACCTTATTTTGACTACATGGACTAAACGAGCCATCTCTGACTGTAGCCTTTTTTAACTAATATTATTATAACATGATTTTTCAATTCTATTTCGTAACTTTTTTCGGATTTTTTTAAATTTCCCCATATTCAATTGCTGTTAAGTAGATCATTTTATCCATAATATTATAATACATATCTTTGCTAATGTTGTCATATAACTCGGCATGTACTTGAGAATGTCCTTTAAAAAATATTAAATTAACATCTCTCTGCTCTTCTTCGCTTAATTTTCCCAATGCTCTTTCTATATTATTTACTTTCTCTGTTGCTATTAATAATGCTCTGGTTGTTAATAACTTATCTGTCTTTTTGCTAACTGTATCTGATGTTTCATTTCCTCTAGGTTGTCCATCATTAAATCCAGATTCATCTATTATATTTCCTCTTATCTCTTTTATCTTTTTTTTGTTATTCTCATAGTTGTATAATTCAGTTTTTATGTATTTCTTTATATGTCTATCTATTTTGTATCTACTCATTCGTTACCTCCTAAAACCAAACTTCTCCACCTTTATATGCTTCTCTATCTTGCTCTACTTCTTCTACCATCCCTAATTCATGAAAGGTAAAACATTCCTTATATCCATAGTCTAAATTACAATATAAAGCATAATTAGGGTATACTTTTTCTAGTATGTATTCTCTATTATCTTTTTTGTATTTCATTGGACAATACATTTTCTATCCTCCTTGGTACTCCATAATTATTTGTTTCTCTCCAACTTTTAAAATTACATTTTTCTTTATTACAAGTCATTTCTTTAGCACATTTCTTGCACTTATTCATTGCTTTTATCCTTTCTTAATTCGTTTACTAATTTTACTAATTCATTGATTTTGCCTTTTAATATTGTTTCAACATACATCATTTGCTCATCAGGTATATGTATTTCTTCTATCTCTTTTGTATTATCTTCTAATATTTCAAACTTTTTGCCTATATTTTCATAAGTCAAAAATCTTAATTTAGTTCCATCCCATCTGCTAAATTTCCTTTGCTTTCCTTCTCCTTCTGCTTGACTTAATTTATATATATCTCCTGTGTTACTTCTAATTTTTGTTCCTAAATCAAATTTTTCAATACTTGCAATTATTTCTTCAAAATTCCATTCGTCTACTTTACTCAATATTATCAGCTCCTAACTGCTGTATATTACAGCTAAACTTTTTCTACTAAATTTTGCCTTAAATATATATCTAGTCCTAAATTAAATATATAATCTAATTTATCTTCATCTATTTTAAATATTCTTATTCTCTTGTTTGTATCTTTAATATGTTCTA